GCCGAAATCCTTCTGGAGCCCAAGACCCCGCGGGAACTTCGCGTCAAACTGACCGAGACCGAATTGCTGGCGCAAGGCCAGAAAATGGCCGAAGCCATGGAGGCACTGGACGAGGCCGTATCCAACAAAAAGGCAACGGCAACGCATTACAAGGCACTGGAGGAAGAGGCACAGGGCCGGGCAAACGCGGCCAGGACGCTCCTCCGCAACGGCTACGACTACCGCAAGGTTGACTGCACGCTGATCAAAAACTGGCAAGACAAGACCGTCAGTGTGCGGCGCGATGATACCGGGGAAATCGTCGAACATCGTGCGATGAACAATTCCGAACTCCAGATCGAGATACCAGCCGAAGCTGAAATAGAAGCCGCAGAGTAATGGCAAAGACATCCGACTACGGGAACGACGTTGTGTCGCGATGGGACGCCAGAGAACACCGGGAGGCCAAGACCGCGCTCCAGTTGCTGCGCGAGCAAAGCCGGAACAAAGCAGCGAGGCCGTATCGTGCGGCGACCATGGCAGAAGCGGAGCGGCTTCACGTCGCGATGAAGAATCAAGGCCGCGAGGCCCCTGCCATTCTGCGCAACGAGAAGTTGACGCGACGGAAATAACGAAGCCCGCGCGAGGGCAAATCACGCGGGCCAAATCACAAACAGTAGACAACTCAAGGGAGATCCTATCAGAATGGGAAACCAATCGCAAGCGGATCCGGGGCTGACAATTGCCAGTATCCAGATCGAAAACGTGAAGAGCGTCAAGGCGTTTCACTTGAGGCCGACCCCCTCGGGCCTCACCATCGTTGGGGGCAAAAACGGCCAAGGCAAAACCAGCGTACTGGACGCTATCGCTTGGGCACTTGGTGGAGCCAAGCGCGAACCGTCGAAGCCACAGCGCAACGGTAGCATGGCCACACCGTCAATCGCGCTCACGCTGTCCAATGGGCTGCGCGTGGAACGCAAGGGAAAAAACGCCAGCCTCTCTGTGCTGGACCCGTCCGGCGCGCGTGCCGGCCAGTCTTTGCTTGATGCCTTTGTTTCCGAGTTTGCGCTGGACCTGCCGAAGTTCATGCAGGCCAGCAGCCGGGATAAGGCCAAGATCCTGCTCCAGATCCTCGGCATCGGCGATCAGTTGACTGCGTTTGACGAAGCCGAAAAGCGGCTCTATAACGAGCGGCATTCCATTGGCCAGATCAAGCTGGCCAAGGAAAAGTACGCCAGCGAACTGCCGGAGTACGCCGACGCACCAGCCGAAGCGCTGAGTATTTCGGCGCTGCTCCAGCAGCAGCAGGCCACGCTCGCAGCAAACGGGGAGAACCAGCGAAAGCGCGATCAGAAAGAACGGATTGAGCAAGGGCTTGCACATTGCCGAGTCAACATTGCGGATTTGGAAAAGACTCTCGCGGACTTGCGCCGCTCCGAAGCGCAGTACTTGGCGGATCTTGAAATAGCGCAACGCGCCGCCGCCGATATCCAGGACGAAAGCACGGCGGAGATCGAGCGGCAGATCGCGGAGTTCGAGTCCATCAATTCGCGAGTTGCTGCCAACCAGCAGAAACAGCAGGCGCAGGACGATGCCGAACAGTACGCGGCCCAGTATGACGCGCTGCACTCCGAGATCGAAACCGTACGCGCGCAACGCCTGGCGCTCCTGGCCGATGCGCCGCTCCCTCTGCCTGGCCTCACCGTGCAGGACGGCGAACTCCTTTACAACGGCCAAGCCTGGGACTGCATGTCTGGATCTGAGCAACTGCGTGTGGCCGTGGCCATTGTGCGTCGACTCAAGCCGGACTGTGCCTTCGTCTTGATGGACAAACTCGAACAGATGGATCTTGACACGCTCGCGGAGTTCGGGGCGTGGCTGCAAGTCGAGGGGCTGCAAGTGATCGCTACCCGCGTGAGTACGGGCGATGAATGCAGCATCGTGATTGAAGACGGCTTGCCTGCGGGCAAGAGCTACGCCGACGTAAAAACCGGCATTGACGCAACATCACCGGCTTCGGCTGAACAGCCCGTGGCGGTTGACTCGAACTGGTAGAAAGGTATTCGAATGCAGATAACGAAGGGAAAACAACCGAAGCCGCTGAAGGCCGTGATCTATGGCCCCGAGGGCGTTGGCAAAACCTCACTCGCGGCACAGTTTCCGAAGCCGCTATTCATCGACGTGGAAGGCGGCACGGCGCGCCTCGATGTGGCACGCACGCCCCGGCCTCTCACGTGGGCGCATCTCAAGCAACTGCTTGGCGACCTCGCTCGCGATCCCATGGGGTACCAGACGCTGATCATTGATACCGGTGACTGGGCTGAAAAGCTGGCCATCAAACAGATCTGCGCTGAGCAAGGCATCGCGGGACTTGGCGAAACCAGCGACGGCAAAAAGGACTACGGCAAGAGCTACGGTTTTCTGGACCGGATCTGGAGCGACTTCCTGACACAACTGGAAGCGGACTTCATCGACGCGGGCAAGATGAACGTGGTGGTTCTGGGCCACAGCACCACACGCAAGTTTGAGCTTCCCGAGGAGTCTGGCCAGTTCGACCGCTACGAGGTAGCTACCACGAAGCGCAGCGCCGAAACGCTGCGGGCCTGGGCCGACATGGTGTTATTCTGCAACTACCAGACCTTGGTGCTGTGGGATGAAAAGACGAAGAAGCACAGTGCACAAGGCGGATCGCGGCGGATGATGTACGCGGAACACACCGCCGCATTCGACGCGAAAAACCGGGACGGCTTGCCCCGCGAAATGGACCTGAGTATCGAACCGCTGCGCAAGTGCTTCATCCCACTTGGGGCTGCCCCGGCTCCGGCTCCGGCTCCGGCTCCTGCCCCTGCACCGGTTGCGGCTCCCGCTCCCGCGGCTGTGCCTGCCCCTGCTGCGGCTCCGGCTGTCCTGACGCCAACGCACCAGGCGATGATCAAGCTGATGGCCGATAGCAACGTCACCTACGACCAGGTGCTGAGCGTGATGGTGGCGCGGGGCCGTGCAGCAAAAGAAACGCCGCTTGAAAATCTCCCGGTGGACTTCATCAACGGCTGGGTCCTCGTGAACTGGAGCAAGATCACGGAGATGATCACCACGGCGACCCTCGACAACCCAAACGCGGCTGCGTAGAAAGACTACGGCATCATGAGTACAGATCAGAATCTTGGAATGGCGTTTGGATGGGATACCGAACGCATTGACAACCCCAACGAAGGCGGCGACTTTACGTTGCTCGCCCCCGGCGAATACCCGTTTCGGATCCTGAAACTGGAGCGCGGGTATTTCAACGGCTCGGCAAAGATGTGCCCCTGCCCCAAGGCAATTATCACCCTCGAAATCGACGGCGCGGAACTCGGCTCAGCAACTGAAAAGGTGAACCTGTTCCTGAATAAGAAGTGCGAGGGCATCTTATGCCAGTTCTTCGTGGCTATTGGGCTGCGCAAACACGGCGATCCGACGCTTGTACTCAAGTGGAATGAGATCATCGGGCGCACGGGGCGGTGCCGTGTCGAAAACCGCGTTCACGAGGGCAAGTCGTACAACGAGGTTAAGCGGTTCCTCGATCCGCCAGAGAACGGCACAGCGCACAGCGCACCGGCCCCCGCAGCCGCCGCAGCACCTGCACCAACGCAAGGCGGCTTTCCCTGGGAACAGGGCAACGGCAACGGCGCCACGAGTGAAGACACGTTCTAATGCAGCTGGCGTGGATCCAATCCGTCACGGCTGACCGCCTGCCACCTGGGCCGTTCATGATCAATCACTACACCACGGTGATCGATCCGGCCCGGTGGCTGGCGGTGATGCAAACCGAAGCACGGATCGGGCCAGCGCACTGTCGGGCAAAGACAGGCATTCTGCAACGCGAAATCGAAACCGTACGACAACTAATCGAGGGTGATAACCAATGGTGAACTTTTCAGTGCGGCCCTACCAGGAGGAAGCCAAGGCCGCGATACTCAATGAATGGGCACAGGGGCGAAGCCGCACGCTCCTGGTATTGCCCACGGGCTGCGGCAAAACCATAGTCTTCTGCCAACTGATAGAGGAGCTTGTCCGCAATGGCAAGCGCGTCTTGATCCTTGCGCATCGTGGCGAGTTGCTGGATCAAGCAGCGGACAAGCTGAGCAAGTCAACCGGGCTCGGCTGTGCCGTGGAGAAAGCCGATCAATCCTGCCTGCGTGAGTGGTTCCACGTTGTCGTGGGCTCAGTCCAAACCATGATGCGACCGCAGCGACTGGCGCAATTCCCGTTTGACTACTTTAACGCCATCATCGTAGACGAGGCGCACCACTGCCTTGCCAACTCGTATCAGCGCGTGTTGGCGCACTTCGACAAGGCCAATGTCTTGGGCGTCACGGCCACCCCGGACCGAGGCGACATGAAAAACCTCGGTATCTTTTTTGAATCGCTCGCCTACGAATACAGCCTGCCGCGGGCCATCCGTGATGGCTACCTCTGCCCGATCAAGGCAATGACGATCCCCCTGAACATCGACATCCGTGGCGTTACTCAGCAGTCCGGCGACTACCAGGCTGCGGGCCTCGGCAACGCGCTGGATCCGTATCTGGAACAGATCGCCGATGAAATGGTGAAGCACTGTGCGAACCGCAAGGCCGTGGTATTTCTCCCACTGATAGCGACTTCGCAGCGGTTCACCGAACTGCTCAAAGCGCGGGGCCTGCGTGCCGCCGAAGTCAACGGCGAATCGCAGAACCGTGCCGAGATCCTGCGCGCGTTCCAAGGCTGGGACACCGGCGTTCTCTGCAATTCGATGCTACTGACTGAAGGATGGGACTGCCCTACGGTGGACTGCATTGTCCCGTTACGCCCCACGAAGATCCGCAGCCTGTTCTGCCAGATGGTAGGCCGTGGCACGCGCCTGGCCCACGGCAAAGATCACTTACTCCTTCTCGACTTCCTCTGGAATACCGAACGCCTGGACCTTTGCCGGCCCGCGTGTCTCATCGCCGGGAGCGAGGACGTTTCGAAGAAGATGACGGAGACTATCAACGAGTCCGGCGTGGCGGTTGATCTGATCGAAGCAGAGGCCCAAGCGGAGGGCGACTGTGTTGCGCAACGCGAGGAGGCGCTCGCAAAGAAGTTGGCCGAAATGCGCAAGCGCAAGCAGCAACTTGTCGACCCGCTCCAGTATGAAATGTCCATCGCAGCCGAGGACCTCAGCGGCTACGTTCCGGCCTTCGGCTGGGAAATGGCCCCGCCGTCTGACAAGCAGTGCGCAGCGCTGGAGAAGGCAGGGATCTTCCCCGAGGCCATCGAGTGCGCGGGGAAAGCGGCCTTGCTCCTGGACCGGCTCGGCAAACGGCGCACCGAAGGGCTCAGCACCCCGAAGCAGATCCGTTGCTTGGAGCGCTACGGTTTCCAGCACGTGGGCCAGTGGCAGTTCGACAGCGCCCGGCGGCTGATAGATCGCATCGCGGCAAACCGCTGGCACGTGCCGAACGGCATCAACCCCGCCGCGTACAAGCCCGCACCGGCGCAAGCTGAACTGGCGAACGTCCTATGATCACGCCGGAACTACAGTCCCTACTCACCGCGCGCCTTCACCATGCGCAAGCAAAGCACGGGCCGTTTCTCTGCTTCGGCGAAGTGGTGGAGGCCATCAACGAGGAGATCACCGAAGTCGATATCGAGATCATCCGCGAAGACGAAGAGCGCGTGCTTGACGAGTTGCTTGACGTGGCGACGATCCCGCTCCGTTACTGGCTGCAACGCAAGGGGGGCGCATGACCGCTGACATCTACGAACTTCTGGAATGGATCAACCCGGTGCCGCTGCCATACGAGAAGTGGCTGGTTGTTGGGATGGGTATTCAAGCCGAGGGCGGCACCGTCGAAGACTGGGACACGTGGTCGCGCCCGGACACCGAGCGGTACAAGGCCGGAGTCTGCGCACAGAAATGGGCATCGTTCCACGGCTCCGGCGTTACTAAGGGCACGCTGGTAGCCATGGCGCGGGAGAACGGCTGGAGGCCACGGGATACCGAACTGGGACGCGGCGCCGCTCTGGACTGGGACGATGTGATCACAGCGCCGCGCGAGGACTATCGCATCGTCGACCCCACGTGGATCGAACCAGCCGAACTCGCGGCACCAAACGGCGACTGGGATCCGGTTCGTGAACTTAGCACGTACCTTTCGGCGCTCTTCGAGGCACATGAGCATGTCGGCTACGTCACGGAGTCTTGGACCAATGACGAAGGCCGGCACCTGCCGAAGAAGGGCGTGTATTCGCGCACGGCGGGCGAACTGCTCCACGAACTTGCCGGGTGTAAGGGCGACATCGGCGCGGTGATCGGCGACTACAACCCGGTAGTTGGGGCGTGGATCCGTTTCAACCCGCTGGACGGGCGTGGCGTTCGCGACGACAACGTAACGGCATTTCGCTACGCGCTGATCGAATCTGACACCCTGGCCGTAGAAATGCAGGCCGCGATCTACAGCGAGATCGAATTGCCGATAGCGGCGCTTGTGCACTCCGGCGGTAAGTCGCTCCACGCAATTGTGCGGATCGATGCCGATTCGAAAACTGATTACCGGAAGCGAGTGGAATTTTTGCACCACGTCTGCGCAAAGGTTGGTCTTGAAATTGACACCGCGAACAAGAACCCTTCGCGGCTCTCGCGGATGCCCGGCGTTACGCGAAATGGGAACCGGCAATATCTCGTGGCCACCAAGCAGGGCCGCGAGTCCTGGGACGCGTGGAAGACGTATATTGAAGAAACCAACGATACACTTCCAGACTTCGAGCCGCTTGATAAGGCACTCGAAAAACTAGAGCCCCTGGCGCCAGCACTGATAGACGGCGTGCTCCGCGAAGGGCACAAGCTGCTACTCAGTGGCCCTTCGAAAGCGGGCAAGTCGTATCTGCTCCTGCAACTCACCTTGGCTATTGCTGAGGGCCGCGAGTGGGTAGGCTGGCCGTGCAGCCAGGGCCGGGTGCTTTACGTCAATCTGGAACTGGACCGCGTGTCTTGCCTTCACCGCATCCGCGATCTATACCAGCGACTGGGCTGGACTCCCGCAAACGTGGCCAATGTTGATCTCTGGAACTTGCGCGGTAAGGCCGTACCGATGGATGCGCTCGCCCCGAAGCTCATTCGGCGGGCAGCCAAACGCCGGTACAAGGCGATCATCATCGACCCGATCTACAAGGTGATCACGGGCGACGAAAACGCGGCTGACAAGATGGCCCATTTTTGCAACCAGTTCGACCGCGTATGCGCCGAACTCGGGGCCGCGGTGATCTACTGCCACCACCATTCGAAGGGCTCCCAGGGCCAGAAGTCGGCTCGGGATCGCTCCTCGGGCTCGGGCGTTTTCGCACGGGATCCTGATGCCATTCTCGACATCATCGAGTTGACGGTGCCAGCCAAAATGCGGGAGACAGTAACCGACCGCGCGATCTGTAACCAGCTGGCGGAAGTGATGGACAAGGCCGCCCCAGCGTGGCGCGAGGCGATCAACCAGGACGATGCCTTGGTAGCAGCCAAGATGCTGCCCCAGGCAGAGGCGCTGCTTGGCCCAGGGGGCGACTTATCCGAGGACGTGGCCGAAGTCCGGGCACGCATGGCCGCAGCAACAGCGTGGCGCCTGGAGGGCACCCTTCGCGAGTTCGCGCCCATCGAGCCGCGCCGCTTCTGGTTCCGGCACCCGATCCACGTACCGGACCGCGACGGCGTTCTAGTTGACGCCAAGGCCGACGGTGAACAGCCGCTGTGGCAGGCCCAGCAGGAAGCGCAGAAAGAGGCCCGGCAACGCCAACGCGAAGAAGACATTAAGCGGCTGGCCTCCGCATTCGTGCCGCTCGACTTTGAGGCCGGGCACGCTGAATTGGAAGCGCTGTGTACCGAGGCAGGGCTGACTGACAAGCGGGCCCGGGCTCTCTTCAAGGATGCCGGGCTGATGGTTTGCGCCGACGGCAACGTCCGAACCATAGAGGCCGGCAAAGCCTTCGACGTTGAAAACCCGCCAGAGAAGAAGGGTAAGGGCGACTGGGACGCGAAGCTTACCCGGTGTCGGAAAGCCATCCAGAAGGCACAACGCGAGGCACCGGACGGCATTGCCAGGATAGGCGCAGTTGTGGCCATTTTGGAGATGCAGTTGAACACCGTCCGTGGGTGGGTGGCTCGCTGTGACGAATACCGACGCAACGAGGACGGCACCATTACCCCAGTGGAGGGCGACGAATGATCCAGTTCTTTGCCCCGATGATACCCCCGAAGACCACGGCGCAGATGCACAAGATCGCCGTCCGCAACGGCAAGCCCGTGGTCTACGACCCGCCGGCAGTGGCCGAGATGAAGGCCAAACTTCGGGCCGCAGTAGGCCAGCACCGGCCCGCCGAACCCCTCACCGGACCCCTTCGCCTCATCTGTAAATGGGTATGGCCCGGCGAAACCTACCGATATAAACCGACAAAACCCGACACGGATAACCTCCAGAAAGCGCTCAAAGATGCGTTGGGTTGTGTCGGTTTTTGGCACGACGACGCGCAAGTCGCCAGCGAGATCTGCGAGAAAATGACGGGGCCACAGCCCGGTATCTTCGTCCAGATCGAGGTACTCGAATGATGAAGTGGGGATCAAATATCACGAAAAAAGCACAACTAATTGATCCCCTTGATCCCCCCCTGGGGGGGGATCAGGGATCAACTAATTTTCCCCCCCCACCCCCCCATCACCACTGACATGCGTTTCTGAT